AGACTTGTAGAAGTCGTAACCACGACGGAAACCGGTGAAGCCCAAGTTCAAAGCCATGTCCTTGTCGTTGTCAAACAGACCGTAAGAGGTACCGTTTGTGCCGTAGCTGTTCTGAGCAGCCAACATATCATCGATGTCAAAGCTGAATGCTCTGTTAACGAAGATTACGTTCTCTTCGATAGATCCCTGCTTATCAAGACGAGAGATGATGCTATCAAAGTCAGAAAGAGTAGTTGGGTTACCACCACCCCATACGTTACCTCTGTTGTTAACAACGTAGAAGATACCTTCAGAACCTTTGTTACCAACTTGAGAGTTAGCAGTTTGAGTTGCTACACCTGAGTTAGCCTCAGCAGGAACTGCTTCGATCATTGCAGTCTCAAGGTAGTCCTCGAAACGTAGACGAGTCTCGTGCTCAGACTTCAAATACCAAAGGTATCCAGTAGCACCGTTCTCAGTAGTTACTTCTACCCATCCAATCTGAGCCATGTCAGAACCAGATACTGCGTACTTGTCCTTGATGATGATTGGAGAGTTGTCGAAGATTTCATCTTCAGCTTCCAAAGAACCGATCATTCCATTAGTTCCTTTCTTAAATTCAGAACCATAGATCCAAACAGAAAGAGGGTTAGTTCCAGGGAAAGTCTGTCCACCACCTTCGTAGTAAGCCACATCAAATGTGTCAGCAGTAGTGTTTACAGCAGTAACGATACCTTTGTTAGAAAGACCTGTAGAGTTTTCAGAAACAAATACAGTCTGACCAACACGGATTGCAATACCGCTTACGTTAGAATCGTTTACAGTGATAGTAGCGGTGTCAGCAGCAGCCGCAGCGTTAGAATCACAGTTCACATATTTGGTATGCAAACGACCTTGTTCAGCCCACTTGATCATGTCAGAGTTAGAAGGCATCTCAGCACCTACCATTCGAAGGAATGAAGCTACTGTTCTGTTACCATAACGCTCGAATTCTTTCTCGTAAGTATCAGGAAGATACTGGTTCAAGAAGTCAAAGTTGGTAATGTAGTTAGTTGATAAAGGGACCTGCTCAGCACTTGGCTGCAACTGAAATCCCGGGGTATTTAATACTGGCATTTTTTTGTTTGTTTTTAGTTGTTACATTTTTTTAATACTGCGGATTTTTAGACTCCTTCCAGAGTCTGGCGCAACCGCCTTCACCTGCATTCCTCCTTTGTTAACAACCTCTGGAGCTCTACGCTCAGACATATTTATATTTTTGGTCTTACGTAAAACGTCATCAGTAGCATCTGATTGGCCTTGTTCGTAGAAGAACTTAGCAAACCTTTCAGGATTCATTGCTATTGCCAAAGACCTGTGGTATCCTGCTGCATCTTTAATCAATCCACTCTCATCCAAATACTTATTAACAAAGTTCATTGGACTTGACTGAATACCTTTTAATTCAGCAGCCGATCCCGGAGCAAATGAAATCTTCTTATCATTAATGTTGAATTCAAATCCTGTGAAATCTTTACTAAAGACTTCATCTGTTTTTTGCTCAAACCATTTACGCTTCCGATCATTCTCTTCGTGTACAGTCTTCGACTCTTTTGTATATTGACGATAAGATTCAAACTCTTCCTTCTCTTCTGGAGATAAGCCCATGCCACTTGACTCAAGAGGCAGCTTGTATTTCTCTTTCTGAGAATTAAAGTAGTTCTTCGCTTCCGCAATAGCTTTCTTTCTTGCAATCTTTACACGCTTGATTCTTGAATCATCATCAACATCTTCATCATAGATATACTCCTCCATGAGTGTACTGATGTCTTCATTATCAAGACCCTCCTGTGTAATAGAAAGGTAATCTCTAAGAAGGTTGTCAGGATCCATAGTATCGTAGTCTTTCTTAAGCATTAAGAAATCTTCGAAACCTCTACCTGTCTCCTTCTTGTACTTTAAATAAGTTGCAACATCTTCTGGCAATTCCTCATTGCTTTCTCGTTGCTGAATCAAATCATCAAATGAGTTGATTTGTTTATTGTATCTCTTACCAATATATGAAAGAACTTTTTCTTCAGATAGTTCCTCCTCTTCAGGAAGACTACCCTGAGCTGCATTGTCAATACTAGAAGTATCCAAGACAGCCCCACTTTGTACTTCTCCATTGAGTTCTCTTTCATGCTTTTCGAGCAACTCTTGCTCAACCTGCTGCATACTCTTTGGCTCAACTGCATCTAATGATCTTACTTTGATTTCCATTTAATTATATTTTATGTTTACAAATTTATAGATTTTTTTTTATCGTGGCTCAAACTCTGCCATGTCAAATCCATCTAGCGTATCCTCGTTTGATTCAAAGTTCAAAGGAGGTAAGTTGTTCTTCCTTTGGTTTATCAACTTTGATTGTTCAGAGTTCTGCTGACTAATACGCTTTGCTTTAGAATCCTCCTTAATCATATCTCTATCAGCAAGAGCTGTTTCTTTTACACCAGCAACCTGCATGTTATATTTAAACTCCTCAGCCATCAGCATCTTTTTAAGCTCAGCCTCAGCCTTTAGTTTCTCAATCTCGAATGCTACCTCTGCCTGTTTCAACTGCATCTTTGCTTGAGACTCAAGTTGAATCTTTTGAATAGCAGCCTGAGAAGCCATCTCCTGAACCTGCATCTGTTGCTGAGCCTGCATTGCTTGCTGCTGCATTGTAATCTTTTCTTGATAATCCTGCTTCTTAACTCTCTTGAGTTTTAGCAACTGGTTGGCAAGCTTCAAGTTCTTTATCTCTCTAATGTCAATAGCATCCTCAAGGTTAATGTCACCCTTAGATAACGCCATTTGAATGTTCTGCTCAAGCTGAGCCTTCTGCTCTTCATCTGGAGCAATCTCAATAAAGATACCAAAGTCGTAAATGTAAAGATCCTTAATATCATTTAGGATAGATACATTGTACTTACCAATCTTATTTGCAAAGTCATCTTTAAAGTCAGCGTACTGCAAAATGTCAGCGACACGATAAGTAAGTGCCTCAGAAAGTGATCGATAAATAAATAGCCCACTCTCTAGAATATGACGAGTAGCAGTGTTGGAATTAAGTGCAGCCAACTTCTGTACACCTACCAATGAGTTAGGGTCAGGAGTAGATCCATCCCTTGCTTCGTTCAGCCCAGTTACCGATCTGATCATATCAAGGTAATGGTTGTAATTCGCAATAAGCATCTGAGTCTTGGATGCTCCTGAGTTGGATGTCAACTGTTGAACAGGAACACGAGCATGGTTGTAATCACCATCCTGAGTATAACTACGTCCAATAACACTACCAGTCTGGAAGTATAGTCTCAACGCATCCTCAGGATTGTATGCCGCACCTGTACCCAAGTCAACCTCGTTCAATCCATCTGCATCAATGAAGACACCATCAGGAACTGTACGAGCGATAACCTGCTGTAACTTTAGGTGAGTAAGTTGAATCAAGTCAGCAAAAGGAATCATCCTTCTAACCAAAGATTCAATAGCACCCTTATACATACGTGGTGCTACAGCAACATAGTTAGGCAATGCATGCTGAGAAGCAGACTTTGGTCTTACCATATTCTCTGAAAGTTCCCACTTCAACAAGAAGTTGGTACCCATCACCATGACACCATCGTACCATACATCAATGGTCTTCTCTAGTTTCTCAAACTTTCCTTCATCCATCATCTCTAATGGAGGATTGAACTGATCGTCCTTCTCAATTACTCTAGACCCACCACCTTCAAGTATCTTCTTCTTGTAGACCATCTTCTTGGTGGTCTTATAATTGAAGTAAAGAAGTGTACACGTATCTCTGTAGAACAAACTGTTCTCGTAGAATCTAGCAGTGTTATAATAATCGTACCAGCTCTGAGAGTACTTTGAGATCTCCTCCATATCCTCACGAGTAAGGGTAGGATCAATCTTCAATAGCTCAGTCATAGGAAGAGTCTTAATCTCTCCCCAATAGAAGCAGTCCTGAAAGAATGGATCTTCAGTGTAGCTGTAAACCACGTTTGCCGGATCTACATAAGACACCTCAACTCCAGCTCCACGTAAAAATTGATGCTTAGCAATACCAATACCTAATACAGTTAAGTCGTAGTCAATACGCTTACGTGTATCTTGATAGTGGTTCTCATCAAAAATAGTATTGATAGCCTCCTCTTCAGCAATCTCAATTGCAGGCTTATACTTAAGCTGCATATATAGTGATAGCTCCTCATCAGTTTGAGGGAGCTCATCAGGGTTCATTATAAATGGATCGACCCCAGTCTCATCTTGTATAATACTTAACACATCTTTAGCGACCATCTGTCCCTCGATCATGTCTTGGTACTTACTTCTCTTAGACTGAGACATAGCATCCTGTGCGTACGCCTTAACCTTAAATAGTCTATCACTCATTCCATTGACAACTATGTCAACGAACTTAGGCAGAATAGGAACTGGAGTCCAGTCTAGGTTTAGATAAGATAAGTCACCATTGATGGCCAACTCGTTCTTATATTTCTGAACGGATTGTTCACCTCGTGCGTACAAACGCAGTCGGTTAAACTCATTCCATTGATTATAATATCTGCATTGACTACCATCTTTTCGGAACCACTCATACTGTATCGCTTGGCCTACCTGAAGACCAAACTCAGGGGTAGCTTTCTCCGAATCAGATACAAACTGGCTTGGAAATGCGGTTGAAGATATATTGACTACGACATCTTTCATCTAATAATTTTACTTTGATTTCCAGTGTTAGCGTACTTTGCGAAATTAACACTAATTTTCGATTCTTTTTTCTCCGGTAAATATACGTGTTTTTGATTTGCCATTATAGATAAGCCTGAGCTAATTGACGCATCATGCTTTGTTCTATCATTAATGTCAAACTTTGCCCAGTCCTCAAGCGTCCTAGTGAACGGCATCGTACCTATCTCATCTGATGACCTGTAACTGTTAGCCAAATCAAAGCCTACAAATTTCTCAATATACGACTCAATAGCCGAAGCATGAGACTGCTTAACCTCTTCCGAGGAGTTAGGTATACCACCCAGTTCACGCTCAGTCTTACTCAACTTGTTTAAAGAACGGTCAGGTCTATTTAATGAAAACGCTCTATAGCCTCTATTCTTAAAGTGATATAATATACGAGCTTTGTTATTCTCTGCTAGCATAGGCATACCATAAAACACACATGCCATAAGTACTTCCTCAAAGAATATCTCTGCTGTCTGTGGTCTGGCTATGTACTCTAAGAAGAACTGGTTGACAGGAGCATCGTCCATGTGGTACTTAGTCATACCATGTAGCGACCCATTAGATCCACGCCCACCAACTACTGCCGAGATATCATAAGGGTCACAGCCAAAAGATCCCAGATGTTCATTGCCTGGATACTTAATACCGTTCCTTATAGATACATTGTTCTGCATGTGTAGTGGAGGCACCCAGCTAATTAAGAACCTACCCCTAGAGTCAGGAGTCCATATCACCTTGCTATCCTTTATACCATCCCTCCAGTGAAATGATCCACGTGTAACCATCTGGCCCTCTATGCCTGAGTCGTTATAGTCAATCTGCTGGTAGATCTTGGTAAGGTTAAAGATAGATGACTTGCTCTCATCTCTGAAAGCATGCGATTCTGTTCTAGGAAACTGGCGATAGAACTCGTTAAGTGCATCAGCGTCATTCTTCAATGACTCTACCTCAGCCTCCCAATAGTCAATCGCCCCATTCTTAATCATCTGCCCATCAACACCAAGAATAGGAGCAACAGGCTTTCGAACCACAGGCATACCATACCTATCGATAAAGCCCTCCATGTTCCACTCCATCGGTATAAACAAAGCGTATAGGCCGCTCTTAGTTTGTCCGTTAGCGTTCCTGCTAACCACGTTTGAGTCTTCATATAGTTTCTTATAGTTATCACCACCCTTGCTTAGAGCATTCGATGTAGATCCCATCATGCACTTTCCGATGATCTTACTACCTACCCTAAGACAGGTCTTCGTTACTCGCCAGTTGTTTAGAATATTGTTGGGCTTAACCCACTTGGCAGATTCGTCATGAGCCAAGAACAATAACTTCTCACCATCATAAGAGTTCTCCTCAGTATTCTTCCAGTCAATGGTGGTATCAAGACCTATCACCTCGCTGTCAGAAGCATTGGCCATATTCTTCTTTGTAATCTTAGATGCTGGTACACGATACGCTAACTCAGTCTTCGGCTTGTCCATACCATCCATAATAGGTCTGAAGAAGAAAGGCAGTCTACTGTTTATAGGAACCACTTTATCAGTGAACATCTTCTTAGCATCAGCACCAGTCTTAGACAAGATACCAACACGAGAGTCACGAGCAAGAGTAGCTATATTAACGCATTCTGATGATGACATAAACGAAAATCCTGAACGTCTAATCTTCAGGTATATCATACCAAATGATCTAGTATCAGCTTTGCATGCCTCCCAGAAGATAAAGAATATTCGGTTAGCCTCACGATAGTCTGCATATCCAACGTCAATGCTGGACCATTGTAGGTACATGTAATGTGCTCCAGTCATGTAGGTAGGTGTACCATTGTTCATGAACCACATCCCATCCTCACGTCTGTTAAACTCAGACTCAATGTAGTCTACCCACCTATCCTTAAACTCAGATGGCATCTCATTCCAGTGGAAGATTGACTGTATCTTTAATAGATCCTTAGGTAGTTCCTGTCTCTCCCAGTACTGCTGAGAACTTTTGTCTGACCTCTTATACACTTCACTAGGTACAGCAGGTAACGCCACAATCAACCCTTGTATGTTGACTATCTCTCCGATCTGTCCAGTCTTAGATATGACTACCATGTCGTACTGCTCATTGTAGCCGTACAGCCATGATCTTCCGCTATTCTTTTTACTGATAGCGTTCTGTGGTACATGATCCTTAACGATTCGATATAGACCTTCGCTCTGCAAAACCTTGTTTGGTATCTGTTCTATTCACTCCCTTATCCAACATATCAAGAGCCTCACGCTCCGCCTCTATCCTATTTAGAATCTCAAAGGCATCAAAGATTGCAAGCTTCTTTGTAGCCGCTGCATTCTTTAGTCTATCCGCAGATAGTTCACTCTCATCCTCTGGCTTTATGATTGCTTCTTTAGCCACCTTAATCAGCTGCTCAACAGCCTGATGACCTGCCTCAATAATCTTTAGCTTTATTTCTTTTGGATCTCTCATTACTTTCTTTTTAAGAATATAACCTGAATCAATCTAGATGATTGACCTTCACCAAAGTTTTCAAATATGTTCCTGCTATGTCTTACGTGTGAAGTAAAGCAAAGCATACGGTTGTACTTAGAGTAGACCACACAAGATGGTTGCTCATCTGAGTCGTACATCGTTGTGCCATCATTGTCCGGATGTTCCTTACTAAGATATAGGATTACAGTTAAGTCACCCATCATCTCATCAGAGTGAATATAGTTTGGTTCCTCTTGACCATAAGGAGACATACGTACAAAGTTGTATGCAATGTCAAATTTATTACCAAAGTATTCAAGAACTACTTTAGAGAACTCATCGTCTTCTCTAGGTTGAATGTTCTTAAACGTCTTGTCCCCATCTGGAACATCAACAAACTCGCCACAATAAATCTCTTTAACGTACGCATCTGGATCTGATAAAACATTGTCTTTAGTAAATAGATAGTTCATAGCACCATGGTTATTTGATGGTCAAACATTCTGTATAGTTTCTCTCCATCCACATCAAACTCATACTCACTGTCAGGCTTGAAGCACACCTTGTCACCTGCTTTTACACCTTGTGATATAAGGTAGGCATTAGGGTACACCATCTCACCCATGAGTGGCTCATGAGTGAATGGCTTCATGATGTAACTCTCAATTGCCGGAATAGGCTTGACAAAGCAATACCTGTCATAAGTGTTCCACGTGCCGTTCCTACGGTACATAAAGAACTGATCAGGCTCAATGAAGAACTTATCGTCTCTAAAAAATGCACGACCACTCTTACGTTTTCCTCTAATGTCGTTGTAGAATTTAAAGACATTGTGGTGTACCAATAAAATATCACCCTGCTGCACAGGAC